GAAACGACAAATAGATATATAATTAAAAACATTTATACAAACGATAGTAAAACATATCCATGTTATGATACAATATGTTTTGATACTGAAGTCGTATGTGATGTAAGTCCATCCCCAACACCAACCAATACACCAACCCCCACACTAACTAGAACTATAACACCAACTCCTACACTAACTAGAACTGTAACACCGACTCCTACATTAACTAAAACCGTAACACCAAATCCCACACTAACTAGAACTTTATTACCAACAAGAACCCCAACACCAACAGTAACACCAACAAAGACATTAACACCAACATTAACGCCAACAAGAACTCTCACACCTACGATTACACCAACAAGAACATTAACACCAACCCCAACCAACCCATGTTCTTGTTATGATGTTGAAAATACGACCGGAGAAGGAGGAAATCCAAACGGTACAGAATCAATAAGATTCACATATTATGATTGTAATGGTGATTTACAAACATTTGTTTTAGTTATTGGACAAAAAGGATGTATTTGTACGTTACCAATTTACTATGGTTCAATTAGTGTTGTATGGGCGGACAACTCAACACCAAGACCATCACTTGGAACTAATTATACGATTATAACTATGACCGGTATGGGTGGTTGTGCATAAATTAGATTTTTAATAATTATACAATAATATGTCATTACATCAAATAACAGTAAACAATTTTATAGGGACAACACCGTGTAATGGTTATTATATCTATACAGGTTTAACAACCAATATAAATGATGCGGATTATATAAATGGTTCGGCAACTCTAATTGCTATTCCACCAAATGGATATACATTTACAATAACAATCGACTCAACAATAAAAAACATTTATTTATTTGTTGAACATTGTGATGGTCATGATAATTCCGAAACAAATCAAGGAGGATATCAAATGTCATATGTTGATTTAAGATGTATCGATTGTTAATTCTAATTATAATAATGTAATTGAAATTAATTATACCATTTACTATCGGGTACATACAACATGGAACCCACAACGGAACCAGTAATTGTTTATAAAATTTTATTTTTAACTCATTTATTTCTTTTTAAAATTTACTTTCCGGTATTTATCTGATATATTAAGTAATTAATGGCACTTGAAATAAAACAATTTAGGTCATGTTCAGACCCATCAACAACTAAAGATTTTTTAGTCGATACCTCCGTCTATACACCGGGTGTCGTTTTATATGATAATTCATCATTAAGTTGTTGGGAATGTACAGAACAATCAGGAACAACATCAAATACCAATTATGTTGGTCCATATGACAATTGTATCTTATGTTGTGTTAGAGATACAGTAACACCTAAAGGCGTTTTAATTAATATTACATCAAATTCAATCTATAGTGACTGTACTGTTTATACAGGTTTAACTGAATCAACGGTTACAGGCTCAACATATTGTGTTTCATTACCATCAGGGAGTACTTGTAATTTAACAGATATTGACCCTAATTTACTTGAAATTTATGTGAAATTAGATTGTGAAGGATGTTGTCAAAATATATATAAAGTTAACTTAGATGATTGTTGTGGTACACCTATACCTTGCAGTAGTACAACATGGATAACTTGGACGGGAGATACTGGCGGTAATTTTGTTTTAGATAGTGGAGGAACCATTTCATTAAACTCAACTTCATCAAGCCCTATGTACATGGAGCCGGTGTATGGATATAATAGATTATCATGTCCTGATAAAAATCCAAATACCAATGCTCAAAGTATTAGTGAAGCGGGTACGTACACATATACTTTCTCACAACCTGTTCTTAATCCGTTATTGGCGATATATTCAATAGGGCAAGACAGTCCACCACCAGGAATTACAGTAACAATGTCGGCTAACACATCATTCTCAATTTATTGTAGTGGGGTTAGTGACCCTAGTTATCAAATCACATACAACCTCCCAAGTCAAACTTTATCGGGTGACGAAGGTTATGGTATTATTCAATTTAATGGTTCAGTTACCCAAATTATTTTAACATTTAGTCCATTAGAATATTATACACAATTAACTTGGGGATTACCGTGTGCTGACCCTTAATAATAAAATAAAACTATTTATAATTAAACTATGAGCTTTTTAAGTAAAAATAATTCAGAATTCCTATCTGTGAGAATAACCCAAAAGGGAAGAAACTACATCTCAAAGGGTAATTTTAACATATCATATTTTCAAATTGGGGATTCCGAATTTGATTATACTGTGCCATTTGATAATTTCACGGGATTAGGTTCAATACCTTATCAATTGGTTTTTTCACCAATGGATAAAGAAGGTGGAATAAAATATCCATATAAAATTGATAACTCAGCGACATCTACAGTATATGGTGTTCCTATTCAAATGTCAACAACTGATACCATAAGAAATGTAATGGGTCCCGCTGGATTTGTTAGTGATTATAAAGAATACGACCCAACGGATTGTACCGGTACGGTAATTGAATGTACCACACAAAGTATTTCTATTTCAAGTATTGACGGTTCATCTTCTATTACTGTTCCAACAGGTAGTAGTTTTAATAATTGTGAATACATTACATTAGTTTTCAGTCAATTTTGTGGAACTGACCCAAATTATCCGGTTATTACTGGACAATCTTCAAGTTTAATTTATAAAGTTTTATCTGTTAGTGGTAACACACTTACTGTTGATAGACCAACACCTATATTAACAGGATGTACAGGTAATGCTCAAGTTATTTGTAATTCATGTGAAAATGAATTTCCGGTAAGTGTTGAATTTAATCCAAGTTGTAGACCTGCCGAGATTGACCCATCACAACAATTAAATCCATGGAAAATGGAAGTTGTTTGGGGTGATAAACCAATCGGATTTGATTCTACCGCATATTACGGTACAGGCGCCGATGAGAGTCTATCTGGATTTACATCAAATAAACATGTTTCAACAAAACAATTTTTAGGATATACCACATCAAGTGGACAAACATTCAGTAATTTCACCGGTGGAACATTAAATTACCCAACTTCTTATTATAATTCATATAATGAACAAATTGAGGTATCACCTGAAGAACAAAGATGTGTTGCAATTATTCATTATTCAGAATTAGGAGATTTAAAAAATGACCCAGAAAGATTTTTTAAATACGATGATTACATTTCAACAAACAATGTTGAGGGTGATGCCTTATTGGAAAACGATATTGTAGGTACAATTACCGATTTAGAATATTTTGAAGTTTATGTTCCATTTATACAATATCATAGAAATAGTGGTGACACTATTGGAGCATTATTTACCATGGACCCAACTGACTACTACGTTAATTCAAAAATAAATCCAAATCAACGATTAAAGTTTCATTATCTATTGGATGAAAATGGAAATAAAGTTGGAAAAGTTTTTGTAAATAATAAAATTGTGGTATTTGATGACCAAGAGTTAGTTGCAATTCTTGATTATAAATCAAATAGAAAATACACATTACCGGCACCAAAAATTACTTATATACCAAGTGATATATCATCTGTAAATTCGTTTTTTCAGGGTAACGTGGAAGAAACAACATGGGTAACATATATGTTCACATATAGTGGGGACACATCATTAAATGGTTTACCTTGTAACTACTACAGTAAATTTGAATCAACTAGTGGAAGTACTTTTTATCAAATACCATCAAATTTATATGTTAAATTTACGGGCGATTTCTTTTCAAATATGATGTCAACAAATGAACCATGTGACGCAATTGACGGTTTTATTGCTAGTGAATTTCATATACTAATACAAAAAACAAATTTAGGTGAATTACCAACACCAAATGATTGGAAAATGGTTGACATGACATCAGGAACAACAAAGATTGGTAATCTAATTGACCCAACTAGTTTAGTTGATGTTTCCTTTATTGTGGATTTTGATTCATTTGATAATGCACCATTTTACGATATTGAGGAATTCTTGGGAAATGTACCCGATGAAAATAATACGAATTTACCTCAATTTGGTGATGAACAACCATTCCCTGGTAGTGTTAGGTTAGTAAGAGCAACTGACATTGAAAAAATGAATTTTATGGTTAACTTACCGTCATCTCAATTTTTAACAACACAGAACCCAACATATACCACAGGACAAATGAAAAGAATTACCGAAGTTGCGTTATTAAACGAAAATAAAGAAGTTCTTGTTATTGGTAAAGTTTCTAATCCAATAAAAAGAAGTGGTACTCAGGTTTTCGCAGTTAAGATAGATTTCTAAGACTTTACTTTCTTAAAAATATACCATATATATTATGAAGAATATGGAAAATATAAAAAATAAAATTGAAAAATTTAAAAATTCACCTAAAATATTAGGTTTGGACATTTCAACTAAAGTTACTGGATTTGCGTTATTTGATATTAATTCTTCTAAATTATTAGAATTAACACACTTCTCACCGAAAATAAAACCACAACCAGAAGATAAAATTGAAGAGATGTTAAAAAAAGCGGATGCTTTTAAAAAACATTTAGAGAATTATAAAGATGTGGGGATAACTAAAATAGTTATCGAAGAACCTTTGTTAAATTCAAATAACATTTATACAGTTGGAACGTTGTTGAGATATAACACAATGATTTTAAAATGTTGTTATGATATGTTAGGTATTATTCCTACATTCATCTCAACCTATAATGCAAGAAAATTTGCGTTCCCTAGTTTAGTTGGTCCAAATGACAAAGGTAAAAATGTTCTATTTGGAGGATTACCAAAAGACATTGATAAAAAACATATTATTTGGGAGAATGTAAATTCACTTTGTCCTGAAGTAAAGTGGTTGTATGGTAAAACCGGGCAACTTAAAAAAGAAAATTATGACATGGCGGATGCTGTAACATGTATCATTGGTTACGTCAATATGATGAAAAGTGGTTTAAAAGATTAATATGTCTAACTTTAAATTATTAAAAGGTTATGTGGGTAAAACGGATTCAAATAATGATGACTCACATCAAAATGGGTTATTTTTTCCATCATTTGAACCAATGATACAAAATAGATTCTTAGTAATTTTTCCTGAGCACCTCAACATACCATCTTATTTAGTTAAAAAGACAGCAAGACCTTCGGCAACATTTAATGATAGGTTTGAATTTCGATGGGATGATATTAATTTTATACTTTATGACCCCATAACTCAATCGACATCACGAAGAATTTATGAACTTATAGGGGCTCAATTACTTTATAATCCTTTGGTTATAAAACTTCAAATGTTAAGTCCTGTTGGTGATATAGTCTCAGATTGGTCAATATGGGGAATATTTAATTCAGTTGATTTTGGTGATTTAGATTACAGTTCTAACGAAATGGCGGACATTACATTAAACATGAGTGTATCGAATGTTATATTAAATTATTAAATTAATTTGGCAATTTAATTTTTTTTACTTATACTTTATATATTCAAAAACATATATCGTATCATTGTAGCAAAATGTACAATGGTATAAGACGGAAGTTGTTGGTGTACACTTCCGTCTTTTTTATTTTACAAATTTTGTTATTTCAATTTTTTTGCTTATACTTTCTATTATGTCATCGGTCTCAACAGAATATTCACCAGTTATAGATATTTTAGAAGATATTCTAGGTGAATACCGAATGCACAATGATTATAAAGGTCAAATGTCTTTTGATTGTCCTGTTTGTTCATTTGACATCAAAGGGTTAGATGACGGAGATGGGAAAGGTAACTTAGAAGTAAACTATAGAAGAGGTGTTTACAAATGTTGGTCATGTGCCGAAACAAACAATACTCACGGGTCGATTTATAAATTAATTAAGAAACATGGAAACCAAAAACATCTTAAAAGGTATGAGTTACTAAAACCGGAAGACGTTGAATTTATACAACCAATTAAAAAAGAAGTTAAATTACCAGTTGAATTTGTACCATTGAACGATGTAAGTTTAGGTATGAAATTATCACATCATTATAAACAAGCAATAACTTATCTCAGAAAGAGAAACATAGATGATAAGATAATTAGAAAATTCAATATTGGTTTTTGTTACGGTGGAAACTATGAAAATAGAATTATAATCCCATCATACAACGAACAAAGAAAGATTAATTATTTTATTGCTCGTTCATATTTGTCAAAAACAAAAATGAAATATAAAAATCCGGATGTTCAAAAGGAATTGATTATCTTTAACGAAAGTCTGATTGATTGGACTAAAAAAATATATCTTGTTGAAGGTGCGTTTGATTCAATATTTTTAGATAATGCAATACCAATGTTAGGTAAATACATAAGTGAGTTACTCTACAATAAAATATATGAAAACGGAAATGAGGTTACAATTGTTTTGGATGGAGATGCGTGGAATGATGCTGAGAAACTATACCATAAAATGAATTGTGGTAAATTAATGGGTAAAATTAATATTGTTAAATTACCAAAAGATAAAGACATTGCCGACTTGCAGGGCAATTTACAAGATTATAAAGAATTTAAATTAGACTAATGGATTTACATAAAATAGCGGAAGAAATAAGAAACACTCTTGAAGAAAAAAGAAAAGAGTTAGAGTTGACCTTTATTGAGGAAGACCACATTTACTATATGAAAGATATAAATGGAAAAATTAGGTCAAATTTTCCTTCGGTATCTAAAGTTTTAAAAAAGTTTTACACCCCATTTGATGCCGATACAAAGGCATTACAAATGAGCGATGGTAACGAACATGACGCTAACATTCTATTAGAAAAATGGAAGAAATTAGGAGATTACTCAACCAATTTAGGTAGTAGAGTACATTATGAATTGGAGTTTGATTTGATTGGTAGATATGATAACTATAAAGAGATTAGACGACCTATATTTGAGTGTGACGATGTTCAAATTGAAAAGAGTGACCGAATGATTTCAGCCGGTAAAAAATTTATTGACTTAATGATTTCAAGAGGTGCCGTACTATTGGATACTGAGATTGTTTTAGGTGACCCTGAATTAGAGTACACAGGACAACCAGATAAGATTTGGTTAATGATGAATAAAACTAAAGATAATTTTGGTATTGTTGTGACAGATTGGAAAACAAACCAACCAAAAAACTTCTTAGTTCAACCATATACAGGTTGGATGTTACACCCTTTTGAAAATTATCACGACACAGCATTGACACATTATTACGTACAATTACCATTGTACGCAAAATTGATGATAAAGATGCTACAAAACACTAAATTTGAAGACTTAAAGCTATTAGGATGTGTTGTTACACACTTAAAAGAAGATGGGACATTTGATGAGTATAAAGTACCATCAGAAATAAGTCAAGGTGTTATGCAAATGAATATAAAACAATATTTAAAATGATAAAAAAAATAATTCACATTAGCGATTTACATATCAGAACATTCCAATTACATGATATGTACAAAAAACAATTTAAACTATTTTTAGCGGATGCGAGGAAACAAGTTGAGGGTTTAGATTATGAGGAAGTAAGGGTAGTTATTACTGGAGACATCGCACACCAAAAAATTAATATATCTAACGAACAAATGTTATTAACTTCATGGTTTTTTAAACAAATTGTTGATAACATTGGTAAATTAATAATAATCCCAGGTAATCATGACTTTTTGGAAAATAATCACTCGAGAGTTGATAGTATAACACCTGTTGTGGAACTATTAAACAACCCAAATATCACTTATTATAGAGATAGTGGTGTCTACGATGATGAGAACGTTAAATGGGTTGTATATTCGTTATTTCAACACAACCAAAGACCTGACTTTACAAAAGAAGATGATGGATTATATGTTGGTTTATTTCACGGTCCGATTCAAGGACTTTCAACTGATTTAGGTTTTGAATTTGATAATGCATATTCACCATTAAACTTTGTAAATTTAGATATTGTATTATGCGGAGATATACATAAGAGACAAATTTTTGATTTACCAGGTGGTGGTCGAGCATTTATGATAGGTTCATATGTACAACAGAACTTTGGTGAAACGGTAAACTATCATGGTTATGGAATTTATGATGTTGAATCTGAAGAGTACACAACACATGATATTGATAATGAACAACCGTTTTTAAATTTTTCAATAACAGACATTTCCGATATAGAAAACAATGCAGAAATCCTTCTTAACATTAGATAATGAATTTTTAAAATATTGTGAGATTAACAATATTACTGACCCTGAAAAATTATCAAAAGAAATATTTCAGAAAGGATTTACAATAGTAAAATATGGTGAAATACCTAATGGATTAAGAAATCAAAATACCGTTATTGAAAAAGAAATCATCAAAGAGGTAATCGTTGAGAAGTTCATAGATAGGATAGTCGAGAAACCAATTGAGGTTATAAAAGAAATAATAAAGGAAATTCCGGTTGAGGTTATAAAAGAAGTTCCGATTGAAATAAAAGGTGACACTCAAATCATAACTAAAGAAATAATAAAAGAAGTTATTAACACAGACGAGGTTAATAGATTAACTGAAGAAAATAAAAAACTAAAAGAGGAATTGGAAAAAATAACATCGTCACTTGAAGGTTTAGGTCGCAAGGGTAAATTAATGAAAGACAGTAATCTTTCATCATTATATGACGAATAATTTGGTTTAATCAATTTTTTTTTGTATAATTTAGTATTATGGAAAAGATTATATTTTGGGCGTTAGCCTCGTATGGAATGAGTACCATTATAGTATATGGGTCAATTTTTGAAGGTTTCAGAAATTCAATACACAAATGGGGCGATAGTGTATATGCACCATTCCAAGGTCTTGGTAAATTTTTATCGGGATTAATAAAATGTATGTTATGTACATCAACATGGGTTGGGTTCTTCTTCTCAATTTGTCTTGGTGGGTTAACATCACAACTATTCAATATCGGATGGTTACCATCAATTTTCTTTGATGGTGTCTTTACTGCCGGTGTTGTATGGGCAATAAACGGAATTGTCGAATTTTTCGAAGAGAATAGATTCGGACAAAAATAAACTCACTCAATAGGGTGATAGTGTAAACATGAAAATTAATGGCATTTAAAAAAAACAACTATGACGATAGTGAAGTTAGAGAGTTCGGGGTAAAATTTACAAAAGATGTTTTTAATCTTTTATTTGAATCACATCCAAATTGTAAGGCAATCGACTTAATAAACCCCGATGATTATTCATACGGAGTAGAATTAGAAAAAGGAGGGTGGACAGGTAATTTTTGGGATAGCGATTATTCATTAATAAGTGGGTTAGAATCAAGAACAATAAACATACCAATACGAAAATTAAAATATTGGTATACGGTCATTAATGGTGAGTTAATTCCAAACGAACATGAAAATTTATTTATTAGAACAAATAAAGATTTTACACAGGTTATTTTAATTAGACCACATACAATTAAAGACAAAACAAAGATACAATTCACGGAGTTCAAACCAAAAAACAGTAATGAAATTGAAAAATGGATGTCATTTGAAGAAAAAAATGTCGAGACATACAATTTAATTGATTATATTTGGGAACTACAAAAATAAAAACTAAAAATGGTTTATAAAAATCCTTACATAAAAGTAACGTGGCAAGATACTCATGAAAATTTTACGCCAGAAAAAATAAGTAGAATTAAATCCTACTTTCAAAAAAAATACAACACCAAATACGTACAAATAATAACAAAAGTTATTACAAATGATGAAGATACTAAATTAGCATCGTTGGATATATCTGAAAGTATTTCAGATTATGAATATCAAAAGATGTTGATGAAAGACTTCATTAAAGAGAACAATATCTCTATTGATATTGACCTTATCGACCGATTAGACAATCGTGTGAACGAACAACTAACCAAACAAAATGGTGGTAAAGTAAAATATAGTAAATGGTACATTAAGAAAGTTGAGTTTTCCAATTTTCTTTCTTATGGTAATGATAATGTAATTGATTTTACCGATTTACCAGGTATCACCGTTGTTGAATCGACACCAAAAAATTTTGGGGGTAAATCAACGGCAACTGTCGATTTATTGATGTTTTTATTTTTTAATAAAACAACTAAAACTAAAACCAATGCTGAAATTTTTAATAGATTTACAGATGTTGATGAGGTTAAGGTTAAGGGTAATATTAACATTGATGGTGATGACTTCATAATTGAAAGAATAAGTACTCGTAAGAAAAGTAAAAGTGGTGATTATACTATCACCAATAAACTTGATTTCTCTAAAATAAATCCTGATGGTACTGTTGAGAACCTAACTGGTGAACAAAGAAGAGAGACTGAAGAGTTTATCGTCATGGCTATCGGAGATGAAGAAGATTTTTTATCGACCATACTAACTACAGGATATAATTTAGAAGAATTAATTGAATCTAAACCAACTGCAAGGGGACAAATACTGACTAAATTTTTAGGTTTAGAAACACTTAAAGATAAAGAAGACATTTGTAAAACCATACAAAGTGAGTGGAGTAAAAAATTAGTATCTAATAGTCATAATCTTGTTGATTTGGAGGGTGAAATTAATCTATTCAAGGAAAGTATTATTAATAATAATGACGAAATAAAACGTCTATCTGGCGAACTATCATCAACAGAAAAGAGATTAAAAAAATTAGAATCCCGTAAAGACGAAGTCCAACTAAAAAGAAATAATGATATTGACCAAGAGTTAATAAAAACAAATCCAGACCAAATTAAAAAAGATATTGGAACTCTCAATGTTGCAAAACAAAGGGCATTATCTGAAGCTAATTCTACCAATGTAAAAGAACCATCAAAATTTTACTTAGAAGAAGACCATCAAATAGTGAAGGATGAGATGAATGGTTTAATTGTTGAAGGTAGAGTTAATGCTGATGTTATTAAAAGAAATGAGTTATTAGTAAAACAATTAGAAGAAGGACAGATATGTCCAACTTGTAATCGAGCATTGGAAGATGTTGACCATACTGATGAAATTAACAAAATAAAACAATTGATTGACAGCACCAACAAGATTCAATCCGATAATAGAAAAAAATATGATGAACTAACCGAAAAAGAAAAGGTATTATCTGATTTGAAAAAAGAGTACGATGAGTACGAAAGAAACAAATTGAAAAAAACAAGGTACGAACTTGAATCCGACCAAAAACAAATGGAAATTGATAAGTTGCAACTTAAACTTGACAATTATGACCGTAACAAACAAAAATTGGATGAGAATCAAAAAATTGATGGTGAATTGATTGGATTGAAGACACAGATTGATACCGCAAACGCAGATATACGTCAATTTAATAGTAATATAGAGAAATTGAAAGCAACCATCATTTCATTGGGTGAAAAGATTAAGGTTAATGAGGAATTGTGTGATAAAATTAAAAAAGAGAACGTAACACAATCAATATTCAAAGTTTATTTAAGTGTATTCGGTAAAAACGGTATTTCAAAAATTATTCTTAAAAATATGATACCATTAATCAACCAAGAATTATATCGATTATTGGTTGATAGTTGTCATTTCATATTGGAGTTAAATATTAATGAAAAAAATGAGGTTGAGTTTGTTATGATTGATACCGAAACCAGAGTAGTAAAACCATTAAATTCTGGTTCAGGATATGAACGTACAATTTCGTCTTTAGCACTTAGAAGTGTATTGACAAAAATATCATCTTTACCTAAACCAAACATCGTAGTTATGGATGAAGTATTTGGTAAGATTGCAGATGAGAACTTAGAAATGGTCGGAGAGTTTTTTAAGAAAATTAAAGATTATTTTGACCATATTTTTGTTATTTCTCACAACTCCTTGATACGAAATTGGTCAGACAACTTGGTTATGGTTAAAAAAGAAGAAAATGTAAGTTCAATTGATTTTATTACTCCAAAAATTTCTTAATTTCAAAAAAATATATTACTTTTGTAAAAAATAAAAAATATGACACCAAAAATTTATAAAGAATTCGGGTTGTTCGCAAAGGACAAAGGAATTAGTTCAATGAACTTACACCATTTTAACAAACAGATAGAGGATAGTTTAACACCGTACATCCTCGAAGAGAGGTCGATGAACGTCACCGTAATGGATGTATTTTCACGTTTAATGATGGAACGTATCATATGGGTTGCTGGTGTTGTTAACGACAACATGTCCACCATAGTACAAGCTCAGTTAATGTTCTTGGATAGTATCGACAACAATGACATCACAATGCACATTGATAGTCCGGGAGGTTCTGTGAAATCTGGTTTATCTATGGTGGATGTTATGGATTATATTAATTCAGACATTAAAACAATTAATACAGGTATGGCAGCATCTATGGGGTCTATTTTACTTGGTGCGGGCACAAAGGGTAAAAGAAGTTCATTGAGATTCTCAAGAACTATGTTACATCAATCATCGGGTGGATTTGAAGGTAATATCCAAGACGCTAAAATTAATATGGTTGAGTGGGATAAGTTAAACAAGACATTGTTTGAATTACTTGGTTCTTATTGTGGTAAATCCGCTGAAACAGTAATGAATGACGCATCAAGGGATTTATGGTTATCTTCACAAGAAGCTTTTGAATATGGTATTATTGATGAAATTATCACTAAGAAGAAGTAAAATAATTTGGTTTAGTATTTATTATTAAATCACAATTATGGACAAAAATTTAAACACAGTGGGTTCTTTTTTTAGTAAGAATTATAAAACATTATTATTTGTAATTATAGCGTTGTTTCTGTTTTATTGGGTTATTTTTATTATCACACCATCAGTTACAATACCTAATAAAGAAAAGGCACAAATTGATTCACTAAATGTTGTTACCCAAAGTCTCCATAACGAGAATTTAAAGTTGGATAGCACCATTACGGGTCTCAATAAGGAGTTTGAACAGGTCAACAAACAAATTGAAGACATAAAAAATAAAAAAACAATAGTTAAAAAAGAATATCATGAAAAGATTAATCGTGTTGACAACTATACTGAGCCTGAACTTGACAGCTTTTTCTCAAACAGATACAAATATTAAGGAAAAGGTAAAATGTTTTCCAGTTCATGTTACAAAACAAATTGCTAAGGATTTACTAAAAGGTGATTCGGCTATGACTGAATTAAAATTGGCGAACGAACAACTTGTAAAGACAGAAGAAAAGGTATCACTTAAAGATAGTGTCATTTCCACAATGATTATCAAAGAGAAGAATTATATTAGTATAATTGATGTTCAGGATAAGAAATATATCGTTATGGAAGATTACTCAAAAAAACTCGAGTTTCAATTAAAGAAAGAGAAAGTTAAAAACAAGTTTACATCGATACTTTCCGGTATTACAGTTTTATTTTTGAGTGCACTATTGATAGTTCGTTAAAAATGATATATTTTTTTATTGGTACAAAATGGATAACAAAGAAGAATTAATGAAAACGTATCTTTTATTTTTATACTCAAATTTCGAAGACCACGAATATGTGGATTTTTTCACCACAGAGATACTCGGACATAGTCCAAGGATTAAAAAGGTAAGATTCGTAATAGAAGATAATCCAAAAAATATTATTATAATATTTGAATCGGATTCCCCAAGAAAGGAATTATCCGAGGAATTACATAGTATATTATCAAAAGAAACTGTAAAATTTTACTTTTTATTTGATAGAGCCAACATTTATAGTGCCAACCTTCCTGTACAAATGAAAGAATTTATGTTTAAACCCAAAGATGAACATACATCTTTAAGGTTGGAATATGAAAAAAAACAAGATGATACATCATTTAAAACCATGGATTTGGATACTATTTTAGAAAAAATAGACGAATTTGGGGTTGAGAGTTTATCCCCTGAAGAAAAAAAGTTTTTAGATAGCTTTAAAAACTAAATTTATTTCCTTATTTTTATACCAACCAATAAAATACATTTTCATGAGTAAAATAATCCTATTCAACACAGAAGAAATTCAAAATTACATTAAAGACATACGTAAAATAAAAGTAATATCACATGAAAGACAGGATGAAATTTTTAAATTATTATCCAACGTTGATATAACAAAATCAGAAAAACAAGCACTTCACAATGAATTGGTCGTTGGAAATTTACGTTTTGTAATTACGATTGCTAAATCTTACCAAAATAGTGGTATGGATTTGATTGATATCATATCTGAAGGAAATATTGGACTAATGAGAGCGGCAGAAAGATTTAACCCAAATAGTGGTTTTAAATTTATTTCCTATGCGGTTTGGTGGATTAAACAATCAATTATGGCTTCTTTGAATGAAAATTCAAGAACAATAAGGTTACCGTCAAATATTATTCAGGAAAACCAGAAAAAAAGAAAAAGTAACCAAGTATTTGATGACCAACTCTTTATTAATCAGAATGATAATGGTTCAGAAATTATTTTACCTTATTGCGTTAACCTTTTACAAGAAATAAACGAGGACGGAGATTTATTAATTGATACAATTGTAAATCATGATTCAGAAAATCCTGAAAAAATGTTAGATACGTTAGATGAAGTTAAGAAAAGAGTATCAATTTTATTATCAATATTAGATGATAGGGAAAAAGTAATAATTGAAAAATCTTACGGATTAAACGGTGTTGAAATGAATTTGGAGGATTTGGGAGATGAGTTTGGTTGTACAAAAGAACGAATAAGACAATTGAGAGATAAAGCATTAAAGAAACTACGTAATGATAGTTACGGATTATTAAACTATTTATAAAATAAAAAAATTATGAAAAAATTTATTCAAAACAATTTCACCGTTATCGTATTGGTAATTACACTTTTAGGTTTATTAAAAGGTTGCGGTGATGGAAGAGAACTCTCAAAAATGAGAAAAGAAATTGGGTCAATTAAAGATTCTACATACACTAAAACTGAATTAGATGTTAAACTTAAAATCGAAGGATTAAAGTCAGAAAAAAGAATGATTCAATCAACAGATAGAAAAATTTTAGATGTCAATAGACAAACTGAGATTGATAATGAAATAATTAAATTGGAAAACAAGTTTAAATAGATGAAGAATTGGTTTAGTAAAAATTTTAAGACAATAATTATATTGGCATTTTTAATACCAATTATAACCGTAGCGATTGTTTCTATTTCACACGTTACTAAATGGTATGGTATCTCCAATCCGGTTACATGGGCGATATACTTATCAGTTGGTATTGAAATTGCTGCATTATCAGCATTGGCGGCAATATCTGCGGATATGGGAAAAAAAGTTTATTTTCCTTTTGGTATTGTAACATTAGTACAATTTATAGGTAACATTTTCTTCGCTTACTCATATATCGATGTAAATGGTGAATCATTTAAATCATGGGTTGAGTTAACCTCACCATTAGTTGAATTTATGGGAGTTGACCCAAATGATTTTGTTGGACATAAAAGATTTTTGGCATTTTTTGCTGGTGGTATGTTACCAATAATCTCACTTTCTTTCTTACATATGTTGGTTAAATTTACACAAAACTCTAAGAATGAAACTAATACCCCTATTGAACCAAATACACCGGTTGTTGAGGCTAAAGATATAGTTGGTGAAGTTTCTAGAGTTAGGTTATCAGAAGATGATTTATCCATATTAGAAGATATATTGTCAATCACCCCAAAACCAAATGAGGAATTGATGAATTCATCTAATGTACCTGAAGAAGTTGTGGAACAAAAAATTGATGAACCAATTGTTGAAAAATGGGAAGAAATTTTACCACATAATCTTAGACCAATGGATGAAAATTCACCAATTATTGACTTAATTAAACCAGAGGAAAATCAAGTAATTGATGAACCAGTTAAGGAATTTTTTCCTGCACTTGGTGATGAAGAGGTAAGAGAAATGGTATTGGATGAATGGGAAAGAAAATTTGATTTAGTTGAGGATGAATCTGAAGAACTGATTCCTGAACCAACTCCGATACCCCCTGTGGTTGAAGAACCAACACCAACTCCCGATATTATATTTGAAGAAACTCCGATAGTTATTCCGATAGTTGAAGAACCTATTATAGAGGAGGAAATTCCAGAACCTATAGATGAACCCATAATTGAGAATATTGTTGAGGAGATGGTCTCTGAACCAATTGATGAGGAAGTAATCGTAGAACCATCAGTTGAATCTTTATCTGAAACAACAGATGAAGAAAAAAAAAATTAGTAGAAGAGTTATCAACATCAATAATACCATTTCAAATAAATGGTTTGGAGGAAATTGGGGAATTGCAGGAGGAAATAAATAATATTGAGACCATAGAAGAACCAATTGATAATCAAGATTTAACTCAAAATGGTAATGAAGTACCATCATCCGTTTCATCTGCAGTTAGGAAAAATTTCACAAGGAATGTTGGAAATACACAACGTAGAAAATTTAGATAGTAAAAATCTCAATATTACTCGTAAGAAGTCTAAAAAAACACAAATTTTACTATATGACACATCAAGAAGAGCTGATGATTTTATTGGTAAAATAAGGTATAGAAATAACGAAAAATACAATCAAATACCTCATTTTATTATCACTAAATTAGGTACAGTTTACCAAATATTTGACACAAATCATCATTCAAATACTTTTGATGAACCCCAAATCGATAAACAGTTTATAAAAATTGCAATTGAAAATCTCGGATGGTTAAGTAAAAACACCATTACGGGATTTTTAACTAATTGGATAGGTGACATATATAGGTCAGAACCTTACACTAAAAGTTGGAGGAATTACTATTTTTGGGATAAGTATACTGATTCCCAAATGAGGTCATTATCACAACTATGTGATTTACTTTGTGATAAACACAATATACCAAAAAAATCAGTTAAAACTCAAGGATTCTTTGAAAATGCAATAAAATTTAACGGAGTTGTATGTAAATCTAATTTTTCAAATATTTATACAGATATAAACCCATCATTCAATTTTATACAACTTTTTAAAGATGAACAAGAACAAATCGGAATATGACCAAATTAAGGGAATGTTAAACACATTGAGAAACCTTAATGAATCAAAAAATATCACAAAGAAAACATTAAACGAGGACATTGAAACAGATGAAGAACCCTCATTAGACTCATCAAAGGAACAGTTTGATGATGTTGAGGTCATCAATGACGTAGAAGTAAAAATACTTTCTACAGACCAAGAAGACGTTAAATTAAAAGATGACGAAAAAAGTTCAATAAGTCAATTTATTGACTCATTTAGACAACAGGTTTCACAATTAGTGGAATTAGACCCTGGTATCACCATTAATGAAAATCAAATAAGATTAGATGGTAATATGACCGAAACCGAAATAAGTTTCACATTTATTGTTGGAGAAGAAAGTGGTTTGTATATCAATAGTGACATGTTAAGTGTTGAACAAGAAACTTTAGATATGTTAGGTAAACTATTGAAGTTTAAACCAACATTCATAACATCAATGGAGCCATTGTTAAGAACAAGAAGAACTAGTTAATATGGCATTATCTAATACCGATATCAAA